TGCTCATACGCATACCGACTCCCACGGCGGCCTAACGACTACAACTAGCCAACCGGATTAGGGACATTCATGTCTGACATCGCCCACCAGTGGGGCTCTGATTTAGAGTTCGGACCGACTGGAGACGTGGCCATCGTTGCCGGCTCGGCTTTGGGCCAGCAGCGAGTCCTGCGACGCCTTCTTACCAATCCACTCGACTACATATGGCAACCTAGCTACGGTGCTGGTTTGGCTGGCTTCATCGGGCAGCCAGCAAATGCTTTACAAATCCGCGCAACAATTCGCAGCCAGATATTTAAGGAAGCCGCGGTAGTACAAAATCCAGAGCCAACGATCGACGTGACTCTCTCTCCCGGGGGTGCCGCTGAAGATGTCTACGTGCATATCCGTTACGTCTATGCACAGACTGGACAGACCCAGGTTCTGACCTTCTCTGTGAGTACTTAGACGATGCGGCTTTCGCTTCAGACGTTCACCAGCATGGTTCAGGGTATGGCCGCAGCCGTCCAGGCTGCCGCAACTCAGCTCCTTGACCTCACGATTGGCTCTACGCTTCGGGCAATATTGGAGGCAACTGCATCGATTGCATTATGGATGCAATGGCTGGTTTTGCAGGTTCTCCAAATGACGCGCGCGGCAACGAGTAGTGGAGCTGACCTCGACAGCTGGATGGCCGACTTTTCGCTGACACGCCTACCGGCAAATCCAGCTTCGGGGACGGTCACGTTTTCCCGATTCAATTCCAGTGTTCCTGCACTTGTTCCGGTGGGTGCTCTTGTACGAACGACCGGCGGCACAGAGACTTTTGCAGTCGCTGAGGACGCCACCGTACCTGAATGGAACCGGGCACAAAGCGGTTACGTTATTGGGATCGGGGTCACCGCCCTTGGCGTGCCCGTCGTGGCGCAGACCGCAGGAACGTGCGGCAACGTGCAGGCTGCATCGATAACTGTCCTCGCGTCGGCATTGTCCGGTATAGATAGTGTCTTGAATGCTGCTGGGTTTGTAAATGGTATCGATGCTGAGTCGGACTCCGCCTTCAGGCTTCGGTTCCAAAGTTTCATGGCAAGTCTGTCGCGGGCAACCCTTTCGGCGGTGGGGTACGCTATCAGCACCGTTCAGCAAGGGCTGAACTATACAATACAGGAAAACCTGGGCGCATCGGGAGCATTCCAGCTCGGGAATTTTGTCATCGTCGTGGACGATGGGTCTGGGTATCCGTCCAGCACAATTTTGTCCATGGTCCAACAGGCTGTCGAGGCGGTTCGCCCCGTCGCATCGACGTTTGCCGTTCTTGCGCCAATTGTCACACAAGTGAATGTCTCACTTACCATCACCGCCGCTGGCGGTGCTAACGTGACTCTTCTCACCCCGCAGATTGTCAGCGCAATGGGTGCGTACGTGAACGCTCTTCCGGTCGGCGCTCCGCTCCCTGCGACCATGATTGCGCTGATTGCCTATACGGCAAGCCCAAACGTCAGTAACGTGACGGCGATCCTGTTGAATGGCCAGACCTCGGATATTGTCGTACAGCGTTCCGGGGTGATCAAAATCGGCACAGTGGTGGTGAGTTGATATGACCGGCGATCAGCAGGATATCTTGTCTCGTCTGAAGCAGGTCCTGCCGTTGCAATGGTTTCCGGACAACACGCCCGTTCTTGACACGCTACTGAACGGCGTCGCTTGGGCCTGGGCGTGGGTATATGAGCTTTTGCAGTACGTCATAACTCAAGCTCGCATTTCGACGGCCGAAGACACCTGGTTGGACTTGATAGCGGCAGATTATTTCGGGTCAGGGCTCGGCCGACGTGTTGGCGAGAATGACGACGCGTATCGATCGCGAATCCGGCTGGAACTCATCCGTCAACGAGGGACACGGCGAGCTGTCATTTTGTCACTTGTCGATCTAACTGGTCGATCGCCGATTGTGTTCGAGCCGGCAAACACTTTGGACACGGGTGGGTATGGCAGTATCAGCGGAACGGCTGGCGGGGTTGCTTATGGAGTAGCAGGTGGTTGGGGAAGCCTGAGCTTGCCGTTTCAATTTTTTGTCACAGCCTATCGACCGGCGAGCGTGGGCATCGGATCGGTATCGGGGTGGGGATGTGGCGGCGGAGGGTACTGTCAAGGTTCCCTGGAATACGCGAGCCTAACCATGATGCAGGGTCAAATTACCGATGTCGATATTTGCACGGCAATTACCGACGTGCTGCCAGTTGGGGTCATCGCCTGGACTCGAATAAGCAGCTAACGCTTTCGTTTGGCAGCAAGAGGACCATATGGACCGAAACCTCGTCTATCCAGGAAGCATCCCGCTCGATACCGATCTTCTTTCCGTCAATCGTAACGCGATGATCGCGCTAGGCTATCTGGCACAGGCAGTATTGGGCACCGGCCCCGTCGTGGATGGGCTAGCCTGCACTCCGACATCCCCGGCTTCCATGACCATAATTGTCGGGCCGGGTACAATTTCTCAGCTTTCCGTGATCGACATGCTTCCGTACGGATCCTTGCCTGCAAACATAACGGATCCTCTACTTAAGATTGGCATAAATATCGCGCCGACCAACTTCACAGTCACAGCCCCGACTACATCAGGCCAATCGGTGAATTTTCTCATAGAGGCTGTGTTCCAGGAGAGCGATATCGATCCGATAGTCTTGCCATACTACAATGCAGCACAGCCATCTCAGCCGTACAGTGGCCCAGCAAATTCCGCAGCTGCGCAGAATACCCTGCGTACGCAATGTGTAGAACTACAGATGAAGCCTGGCACGCCCGCTGCCTCCGGCGCGCAATCTACTCCTCCTGTGGACAATGGGTGGACTGGCCTCTACGTTATCACTGTCTCATACGGCCAAACATCGGTCACCGCAGCGAACATTGCGACACTTCCAACAGCACCGTTTATGGCGTGGAAGCTGCCGTTGCTACGTCCCGGCTTCGGCTCGGGAATCCAGAGCTTTACCGCGTCAGGGAATTTCGTTGTTCCGGCGGGCGTCACGCAGGTAGAGGTTGAAGCTTGGGGGGGCGGCGCTGGCAGCTACGCATCAGTCTCCGGCGTATCCACTGGCAGCGGCTCAGGTGGTGGTTCGGGCGGCGGCTATGCACGAAAGCGGGTTACCGGCCTAACGCCCGGCCAATCCGTTGCTGTTGTCGTTGGGGCTGGTGGCAACGGTGGAACAGTAGGAGGCGGCGTTGCAACTTCTGGTGGGACGTCAAGCTTCGGACCCTACGTCAGCGCGACCGGCGGGAGCCTTAATTACCTCGCTACTGCCGCCAGCCCCCAGAACGGCGCCACGCCGGCGGGCATTGGCATTGGCGGAGACGTTAACCTTATTGGGTCCGCCGGTCAGGCAGCCGTATTGAACCAGGGGGGAATGGGCGGAGGCGCCCCAATGGGTGGCAGCCAAAACAGCGGCACAACCGGCGTTGCCGGGGTGTTCCCTGGCGGAGGCGCTGCGGGAGCCGGCACAGGCTCCAATGGTAACACGCCATACTACGGCGCGGCCGGCGCACTTGGGTTGGTAGTTGTAAGGTGGTGATATGCGAACTTATGCGCGAATTCAAGACGGGCGTGTGGCCGAGTTAGTGACCACAAGCTCAGATATTTCGACAATGTTTCACCCAGCATTGACCTGGGTGGACGCTTCGTCAGTGACTGGGGTAGCGGAAGGCTGGACGTATGGCGGGGCGGTCTTTTCGAGGGCTGTCATTCCAGAGGTTGCGCCGCCCGCGTTGTCGATTTCGGGGATGCAGGCCCAGCTAGAAATTTTCGCTGCTCAGCTCGCGATTTTGACGAAGACAGCCTGATTAATGTGTCATTAGGCACATCCACCCTGAATGTCCGTCCAGGAACAAATTGAGTCTTTCGAATTGGTCAGCAACTCCCTCTTGAGCTCATCGAATCTGTTGCCATTTTGCGCCCCCTGCATGCAAACTAGGGGCACGACATGTGGACCAAGGAGAACCGCCGCCGCTATGGTCGCAGCGGGCTGCGCTACGAGACCGACCTGAATGACGACGCTTGAGCGCCAAAGGCGATCAACGCGGAGATCGCACCCTTCATTCTGCCTGCCAAGCTGGGGGGGCAACAAGCATTCGGTCAACCTGCGCGAGGTCGTCAACGGAATGACGTATATCTTGGGCACCGGCTGCCAGTGGCGTGCGATCCCAAAGGACCTGGCAGCACGTAGCACCATATATGACTACTTTGACCGTTGGAGCTGGGACGGGACGTTGCAGCCCATCCACCACGCACGCTACGTCAAATGCCGGGAGGAATCGTCACGCGAGGCCAGTCAAACGGTAGCGATTATAGACGCCCAAAGCGTCAAGAGCGCCGCACAGGGCGGCGGCCACATCGATCCGCATGAGTATGATAGGGGCAAGAAGATCAAAGGCAAGAAGCGGCACGTTCTGGTCGACACGCAAGGCCTGGTCCTGTAGGCCATCGTGACTGCCGCCGACATCCAGGATCGCGACGGCGGGCGTGGCGGCTGGGCACTTTATTCGGTCTCTACTCCTTTCTGCTGAAGCTCTACGCCGACGGCGGCTATAGGGGCCCGAGTCCCGTAAGTCCCTCAAAGCCATGCTGTCAGAGGTTCAGGTGGAGATCGTCAAGCGTTCCGATCGGGTCAAAGGCTTCGTGGTGCCCAGATGCTGGGTGGTCGAGCGAACACTCGCCCGGCTGAATCGCTGCCGCCGCTTGAGCAAGGACTGGGAGAAACTCAATCACAAAGCGCGGGCTTTTCTGCTTATGGCGTCCATACGCCTCATGATCAGGAGGTTATGTCGGAGCTAGCCATGTGGCCGGACAGACTCCGATCTGTCAGGAGCACGTTTGTTTCACTGCGGCGCGTATCCCAATCGATCTTTAGATGCATCATAATTTGTCTGTGACAGTAAAGATTCAACGCCTGATCCACATGCTTCAGAAGGTTGTCATGGCCACTCCAGCTATCCACGTATCGAAACCCAGCAGTGCGCGTACCGTTCTCCTTGATGCCTTTATTCCTGTACCGCGTGGGTCCACCGCGGTTGCCCCGCCTCCATTGAATTGGCCAACGAAGGATCCCAGTGATGTCCTTGATTATCAGCTTAATATATCCCCGGCATTGATAGGAAATGAAGGAGACTCAATCGCAACTCTCGATGTTTCTATAACTCCAGACAACCCTGGAGACCTGACACTAAATGAGGCTCAGGCAGACGGCCCTTCTGCCGTGTTGTGGCTGTCCGGAGGTCAAGCAGGTATAATCTATACCATTACGATCCTAATCTCCACGATTAATGGACGGGCACTACAGCGCAGTATATTGCTTCCGGTTCTGTTGCTGTCGGTACCGCCAGTCCCGCCTAATGCTATCGATATCACCGCAGGTGTGGTTCTGACCGATCAAAATGGTAACCCAGTACTCGCCTGACCTTAGTGTCCGTCCGGGAACTTTGCGAGTCTTTAGAGTCGGTTACGGGGTGGAGGCTTGAACCCATTGAATCCACTGTGGTTTGCTTGGCGTCACCGATTCGCAAGGTGCCGCATGTGGACCACAGAGAACCGCCCCCGCTACGACCGGGGCAAGCTTCGCTACCCGAGTGACCTGACCGACGCCGAGTGAGCACAGATCGAGCCGTTGATCCCGCCCGCCAAGCGGGGAGGCCGCGGGCGCGAAGTCGTCGTGCGACAGATCCTCAACGGCATCATGTATGTGCTGAGCACGGCCTGCCAGTGGCGATACACCCCGAAGGATCTGCCGCCGAGGAGCACACTGCACGACTACTTTCAGCGCTGGGGTCATGATGGGACACTGACGAGCATCCACTATGCACTTTACGTGAAATGCCGAGAGCAAACGAACCGGTCAGCCAGCCCAACAGCCGGTATCATCGACAGCCAGAGCGTCAAAAGTGCCGAAAAAGGCGGTCGCCGCGTCGATCCACACGGGTATGATGCCGGCAAGAAGATCAAGGGCAAAAAGCGGCATATCGTGGTTGATGCCGAGGGCCTGCTGGTGCACGCGGTCGTTCATACGGCCGACATCCAGGACCGGGACGGCGGCGTGCTGGCCCTCTCGTCCATGCCGGACCATTGCGCTCACCTGAAGGTGCTGTTCGCCGATGGCGGCTATCAAGGGCCGAAATTCCGCACGGCGGCGGCAGAGATATTGCCGCAGCTCGCCGTCCAGATCGTCAAGCGCTCGGACCAAGGCAAAGGCTTCGTGGTCCTGCCTCGGCGCTGGGTTGTCGAGCGCTCCATCGCGTGGCTGAACCGATGCCGGCGCCTGGCCAAGGATTTCGAGAACCTGACCCGCAACGCACTGGCGTTCGTTATGCTGGCGTCGATCCGGCTCATGCTGAGGAAGCTGTGTAATTCAGCGTAAGACTTCCCGGACAGACTCTTAGGTCTCGAAACCCACCGAGGGGGGCTTGAAATCGGACAAGTCCATGGAACCTAGCAGAGCCCCCCTCCAGGCGCCTCCGATGTGGACTCGCGAGACCCGGGCGATGCATGACCGGGACGACCTGCGCTACCCCAGCGATCTCAACGACGCGGAATGGCAGATTCTGGCGCCACTGTTTCTACCACCTCCCAAGACCGGTCGACATCGGTCCTGGCCGATGCGCGAGATCATCGACGCGATCTTCTTTATGCTGCGCGACGGTTGCCCGTGGCGCATGCTGCCGGAGCAATTTCCGCCGCCCCATAGGGTCTATCGCTGGTTCACCCGCTTCCGCGATGATGGAACATGGGAGCGGCTGAACCATCAGTTGGTGGCGCTGGATCGCCAACGGGCAGGGCGTGAGGCCAGCCCGAGTGCAGCCGTCATCGACACCCAGAGCGTCAAGACCACCGAGGCCGGTGGCCTGCACGGTTACGACGCGGCCAAGAAGATCAACGCCGCAAGCGGCATGCTATGGTGGACACCGACGGACGCAGCCTTGAATTGCAGGTGCATGCGGCGTCGGTGCAGAACCGCGACGGTGCGCCGGCGGTGCTGCATGCAGCCCACGCCCGGTTCCCCTCGATCCAGAAGGTGTTTGCTGACAGCGTCTGTGCCGGCGAGTGGGTCGCCAACGCGACCGCCATCGTGGTGGAGATTGTCCGCAAGCCGCCCGATCAGGTCGGCTTCAAGGTGCTGCCCCGCCGCTGGGTGGTCGAGCGGTTCTTCGCCTGGGTCAACCGCAACCGTCGCCTCGCCAAGGACTTCGAGGCCACTATCGCCTCGGCAACCGCTTTC